AGTTGGAAGGCATTGGCCCAATTTCTGATGTGCTTTATGAACTGCAAAAAGAAATAGGCGACAAACAAGCGCAAAGCAAAATCTTAGTGCCAGTGGTGCGCGAAGCCATGAAACCTGTACTTGCAATGGCACAGGCAAAAGCTCCTGTAGACACAGGCGGTTTGGCTTTGTCTTTGCAGATTGAAGCACGCCGACCAACAAAACGCGATAAACGCTCAAAATACATAAATGAAACCGACACTGTAATTGCCGCAGTTACAACAGCATCAGGCAAAAAACTTGCAAAAATGAGCGAAGGCAAAGGTTTAGAAAGAGCAAAAAAACGCCTTACTAAATTGGGTATAGATGCAACTGGTTTTAAAGGCATTACTGGTGACGCACGCGTAATAGCACAGGAATTTGGTTCAGCACGCAACCCAGAACACCCGTATTTGAGGCCAGCATTAGAAAGCATGGCACAAAGCACAGTAAACACTTTGAGTGGTATATTGGCACGTAGGATAGAACAATTTAAGGCAAAACAGAAATGACAAAACTAGCATCAGCATTTGGTGAAAAATACCAAGCACAGCGCAAACAGTTGTTGACCCGAACCTTTGAATTAGGTGGTCACATTTTTAAAGTAAAAATTCCTTTGGTTGTTGAAACGCAAGAAATTTACCAGCGCATTCAAAACCCAGATGAACAGGCTATAGAAGCCGCGTACCAAGAAATTGCAGCCCCATTGTTGGCATTTAAAGATACGCCCGATGGCAATGTAACTTATTTGGAAAACGACATTGTTGTAGAAGGGCGGTCTTTGCGCGAAGCAGCTAAGAACAAAATCACAACACAGATGCGAATTACCGAATTTATTAAGCTGCTGATTCCAGAAGATGTTAACGCAACGCTGGATGACATTACTTATGCCGACATTGAGGCCGAGTTTCCATTTTCTGTACAAATGGCATTGATTGAAAAAATTGGCGAAGCAATTAGCCCATCGTACAAGGAAACGCGGGGAAACTGATACGCTCGTTGAGGACGCAAGTGGAATGCGCCATGATCTTCAACGGGCATACACCTGAAACAATTGCCGGGTTAGACGATATAACAATGGCGCAAATGCAAACTATGTACGCTGATGGTGTGATTGGCAATCAAGGAGTAATGAATTTATTGGGCACGCTAACCAATGGTGTGTTTAATTACATTCGACCCGGTAATGCCCCTCCATATAAACTAGCCAACATTATGGGGCTTGCGTATGATTACCTATTCCCACCATTGCCAGAAGAATACAAAAAACAAGCTGTAAACGACAATTTGTTAGCGTTTATGGTGCAAGCACCGGGTTTCAGCAAAGAAAGATTTGAGGTGAAACATGGCTAATATGATTGGTAGGCTTGGTGTTTTACTTGGCTTAGATAGTGCCGAATTTATAACTGGCATTGACAAAGCACAAAACAAATTAAAGCAATTTGCACAAGAAGCGGTAACTGTTGGAAAAGTTGCCGCTGTAGCTTTTGCTGCCGCATCATATAAAGCGTTGGAATTTGCGGATAGCATTGCTGACGTAGCAAAAGCCAATGACGTAGCCATTGATAGCGTTTTGCGTTTGTCCAACGCATTGGGCCAAGCAGGTGGGCACGCCGAAGATGCTGGCAAACTGTTAGCCGGGTTTACCAAATTTGTAGATACCGCAGCCGAAGGTTCATTTACTGCACAAAAGGCTTTCAAACAAGCTGGCATTAGTTTGGGCGATTTGGGCAAAATGTCTACGGACGATTTGTTTCAAAAGGCAGTTGCTGGCATTGCTGCCATTGAAGACCCACTAACACGCAATGCCAAAGCAATGGAGATATTTGGCAAAGCAGCCAAAGGGGTAGATTTTGTTGGGTTAAACGAAGCGTTTAAAGATGGCAAACAAGTTACGTTAGACCAAGCTAAAGCAGTTAAAGATGCTGCTGATGCGTGGGATATGTTGCAACAAGCCGGGCGTGATGCAGCATTAGCATTTGCTGTAGCAGTAGGCCCAACTTTTAAATTGTTAATTGAATATTTACGCGATGCCAAAGGTGAATCAAATTTATTTGGCGATACTGTTAAATCAGTTTTTACAACCATAGTCGAATATGGTGCAAAAGTTGGATATATTTTTAGTTATATTTCAGATGAAATAAAGCTAACTATTGAAAACACAAAAGCTGTAATGTCCGGCGGTTTAGACGCTGGCAAAGCAGTCAACGAAGCCCACGAAAAAATGCGTGCCCAAAAAGCAGCGCAGTTAGATTTTTTTGTAGACAGATTAAAAGGTAATGCGTTTAGCGATTTCAGTGGCAGCGGTGGTTGGGATGCGGCTAAACCACAAACAGGGCCAAGACGTACTGTTAAACCGGGTGAAGACCCAGAACAAAAAAAATATTGGGCAGAACAAGCAAAAGCATTTGCTAACCAAGTAGCGCAAGAGCAAGAGTTAGCCCGTTTAGCTGCGGAAATAGAAAACGAAACAACCAAAGAATTTAAAACATTTCAAGCACGCATACGCGCAACTGATACACAGTTAGACCGCGAACAAGAATTGTTTTTGTTGTCTACGCAAGCCACAAGTATGCGGCAAGAAGATTTTGATTTGGCAAAACAGTTATTGCAAATTGAGTATAAAAGATTAGATGCTGTGCAGCAAATCCAAGACAGCGACAAAATCGATGCTCAAACAAAAATCACAATGATCGAGCGTGAAAATCAACAGGCACAAAAAGCAATTGTTTTAGCTGAACGGCGCAACGCTGCTACAAAGAAAATGCGAGAAGGCACGTATGGCGAAGGCTTTGCCAAAAGCATGAAAGAGTTTATTCGCGATATGCCCACAGCAATGGAAGATGGGCAGCGTGCTTTTGATTCTGTTGTTAGCAACATGGACACAGCTTTACGCAACTTTGTAAAAACTGGCAAACTAAATTTTAATGATTTGGCGCAAAGCATTGTGCAAGATTTAATTTATATCCAATTGCGTGCTCAAGCAATGGATTTGACAAAAGCAATGTTTGGCGGTGGTGGCGGGTTAGCTGGCTTTTTTGGTGGCTTGATGAGCAGTGCATCAAGTAGTGGCGGCAATATGGTTAGCACTGCGCTTTCATTCTTGGGCTTTGCTGATGGTGGAAGTCCACCTGTAGGCAAGCCAAGCATTGTTGGTGAACGTGGGCCAGAATTGTTTGTGCCGCGCACAGCAGGGTCAATTATCCCGAACAACCAACTAGGCAGCATGGGCGGCACTACAAACGTAACTAACAATTACATCCAAGCAATTGATACCAAATCCTTTGAAGATAGGATTTATGGAAGTGCCAATGCAATTTGGGCAGCTAACAGGTATGGCGAAAAATCCATCTCTGGCAATTTAGGGAGGGCGTAATGTCTTTTCAAACGATATTTAACATTCAACAAACAATGGCGGTGAACAATCGCCGGATGGTTGGACAACAAGTTAGCCGGGGCGGTCAGGTGCGCGTAGCGCAATACTTAACCGCTGTGCCTTGGGTGTTTACAGTGATGCCGCACAATTATTTGTATTACCCAGAAGCACGGGACATTATTCAAGCGATTGACAACAAAGACAGGCAATTGCCAGAAACAATTACATTTAACAATGCAAACCTATCATGGTTTACTGCTTATCAGGGCGATTTAACAGCCGCGCAAGCAAACGCGCTAACATTAACTGCTGTACCACCAGCAAACAGCACCACAATTACAGTAGGCAATATGCCAGCGGTAACAGCAACCACAATAATTTTTGAACCCGGCGACTTTTTGCAATTGGGCATCTATTCTTACAAAGTAACCACACAGGTTTTGCGCGGTTCTGGAAGCACAGTAAGCGTAAGTCTACATAGACCTGTTATTGGCACGCCTAGCGTGGGCACATTGACTGCTGTTGGTGTTAACTGCACGTTTTATATGCTTGCGGAAAGTTGCCCAACATATTCGCTAAACCCAATGACAAATGGCGCGTTTGTGCAATGGGATGGTGCTTTTGTTTTTAGGGAGAACATTTCAGCATGACAACTACAATGGCTGCGTTAAGCAGCAACAGCATTAGATTTGCCGAATTTGTAAAGCTAACAACGCCAAGCGCGACATATACGTTTTGCAACGCAGCAGCAGCTATTACTGTAGATGGCACTGTTTTTTCTGGATTAGGCAGCTTGCTTAACATTACAAACATTGACCGACAAGTAAAAGCAACCAGCGGGGATTTAGGCGTATCACTAACTGGTATTGACAGTGCAAACATTGCTTTGATTTTGTCGGCAACTATTAAGGGAAGCAAAATTGAAGTTTGGCGCGGGTTCTTAGATTCGAACAATCAAATTATTACAACGCCAACGCAACAATTTTTTAAGCGTTATCAAGGTTTGGTTTCTACTGTTGCCATCAGTGAAGATTTTGATACCGAGAAAAGAATCAGAGTTGCAACGTGCGTTTTAAGCTGTGCATCGTTTAGAACCATTTTGCAAAACCGCGTTGGCGGAATTAGAACCAATCCAAGCATTTGGAAAACTGTTTACCCTAACGATACAAGCATGGATAGAGTGCCAATTATTGCGGCAACTTATTTTGATTTTGGTGCACCGCCAATTGTTGCAACACAATCAGCAGATACAAATGCTGGTAACGATAACATCAATACTGGTGTTACAAGCGGGTTTTAATGATAAGACAAGCCACAAAACAAGATATACCCGCATTAGTAGAAATGATGCGGCAATACGCATTGGAATCCAGTCCACAAGCATTGCGTACCGCAGATAATCATGATGCCGACCATGTAACCAAATTAATTTTTCAAATTGTCTCAGGGCGCGGGTTTGCTTTAGTTGATGATGATTATCGGGGAATGTTGTTGGCAATGATTGCACCAAACCTATGGTGTCCGAAGGCTTTAATCTTGCATGAATTGGCATGGTGGGTAAAGCATGAACACAGAAACGGCACATTGGGCGGCAGATTGTGGGCTGAATTCAACATGATGGCGCAATCAATGGTTGACAGTGGGCGCGTGGCTTATGCCTGTACAACTGTTATGGCAAATTCACCATTGATTGATTACACTAAACGCGGGTATAGACCCCTAGAAGCAACCTTTTTTAAGGAATAAAAGAATGCCTACGTCAGTTATTGCCTACGTATTTTTTGCTGGCGATGTTATTTTAATGGGCGCAGCCCTTGGTAGCGTAGGCGTTGCTGTTGCTTCTTTTGCTGTTTCCTATGCGTTGTCGCAAGTTATAGCGCGTTCTTTTAAACCTAATGCACAGACGGGCACTAATCAATCGATTGATAACGGCGTGCGTTTGCAAGGCCCACCAAGTAATACAAACAGCATACCAGTGGTGTATGGCGATGCTTATCTTGGCGGCATTTTTACAGATGCGGTTTTAACTATTAACCAAAAAACAATGTATTACGTAATGACTGTTTCGGCAATTAGCCCTAATGGTCAATTCTTTTTTGACACTACAAAATTTTATTACAGCGACCGACTGATTACATTTGACACCACCGACTTAACAAAAGTTGTTAGCCTGACAGATGGTGCTGGCAATGTAGACACAAAAATTAACGGCAACTTGTTTATTGCTTTATATACAAGTAATCAAGCCGGAGTTATAACAAGTTTAAACGGGGCAGCATTGCCAACAACTTATATGGGCGGGGCTGACATAGCTTTGGCGCAAAGATGGGCGGCAAGTGGGCGGCAAATGAATGGTTTGGCTTTTGCCATTGTTAAGCTAAATTACAGCCGTGAAGCACAGACAACGCAAATGCAAGCGTTGACGTTTAGAGCGCAACATTATTTGAATGGCACAGGCGTAGCAAAGCCGGGTGACGTTTGGTATGACTACATGACCAACGAAACTTACGGCGCATCAATGGATGCAACGATTGTTGATGCCACTACAGCAACGGCATTAAACACTTATTCAGATGCAACTATTACCTACACGCCTAGCGGCGGTGGGTCAGCAACGCAAGCGCGTTACAGAATTAATGGCGTGTTGGATACTGGCTTAGATTGTTTACAAAACATTGACCGCATTATGTCCGCGTGCGATAGTTGGACACAATACAACGCTACCACGGGTAAATGGGCAATTGTTATTAACAAAGCCGAGGCCACATCTTTTGCGTTTAATGATAGCAATATCATGTCCGACATTCGGGTTAGCAGCTATGACTTAACAAGCAGCATTAACCAGATACAGGCAAGTTTTCCAAACAAAACTAACCGCGACCAGACAGATTATGTGTATTTGGAAACACCAGCATTATTGCTGTACCCCAATGAACCCGTAAACAAATTAAGCATTACGCTAGATTTAGTTAATGACAGCGTGCAAGCCCAATACCTTGCCAATAGGCAATTAGAGCAAGCGCGTGAAGATTTGATTGTTGCATTTAGCACGCCATACCCCGGCATTCAAGTGGATGCTGGTGATGTTGTTAGCGTTACTAATGCGGATTATGGATGGACGGATAAATTATTCCGCGTAATGAAAGTGTCAGAACAATCGCATGGCACTGGTGATTTATCTGCAACCATCGATCTAATTGAATATAACGCTGCTGTCTATGATGATGCAACCATTACACAATATACACCTGCGCCAAATAGCAATTTAGCTAACCCAAGTTATTTTAGCGTATTGGCTGCACCAACAATCACAAATCAACTGCCCACGGCAATTGTTCCCACGTTTGATGTAACCATTTATATTCCGGCAACGGGGCGCGTAACCATGTTTACGCTGTTTTATACGACTGTTGCAACGCCTAGCGCGGGTGATTGGTTGGTATATGCAACGCAAAGCAGTTCTGCAAGCAACGCATACACGCCATCAACCAATTTTACTTTTACCAATATTCAAATGCCTACGGGCACATATTATTTTGCGTACAAAGTACAAAACGAAATTAGCGCATCGTTGTTATCAGCTTCATCTACTGGTTTAAGTTGGTCACCAAACCCTACAACTACAGCGGTTGCGGGAACATTTTTGGCAACATTTTCCCCGGTAACAACGCTTGTGCCAAGAACCAGCGGTGGAACCCCCCAATTTACTGGATTAATAACGCAGTTGTATGGTTCCGCTGCTGGTGGGTCAATTGATTTTGTTACCGCACAAAATGATACTGCTGGCTCATTTGTAAACAATACTTGGCGTATTGGTGGCAGCAGCACAACGGGTAACGCCGACATTGTTACTACAGGCGGTTTGACGTTAAGCGCACCAACTGATGGCGGTACTTACGCGCAATGGGCAATACCCACAGCAATGTCAAGCAGCCCTGCTACGCTTACTGTACCTGTGCGTTATAAATCGAGCCTTGGCGTTGTTACGCAAGGTGCAAACGCAATTTTGCAATGGACATTTACAGACCCCGGTGCAACTGGTACACCCGGCAATCAAACTGCAACTGTATTTCTTTATCAATGGGGCGCAACAGCACCAACAGCACCCACTGGAACGTCAACTTATACATGGGCAACAGGCGCAAACACAAGTTATAGCGGTTTATATAGTTGGTCAGTCACAGTGCCAGCAAACCCCGGCACGCCCGGAGTTTCATTGTGGTTAGCATCAAAACAAATTGTTGTAACTGCTGGCACAGCAACAACATCTGTTGATTGGACAACTGGCGTAGCAATTTATGCGTATTCAGTAAATGGCGCAGCGGGTGCAAACGCGGTGCAAACAGCATCACCAACTGTTTATCAATGGGCGGCAACATTGCCAGCAGGCCCAACGGGTACAAGCACTTACACATGGGCCACAGGTGCATTTACGCCAACTCCAGCAAGTTGGAGCCAAACAATTACAAGTTCACCAAGTGCAGGGTTTACGTTATGGGCGGCACGGGTTACTTTGGTTGATAGCGCAACAGTAACAACTTCAACAATTAACTGGACTACAGCGGGAATTGTTGCAAGTGGATATGCAGGTTCTACTGGAATAACAGGCGCATCATCAAGAATTTGTTATGCAAAATCTACAACTAACCCTTTAAGCAGCACGCCAACTACTGTTACAACCGCTGGAAGCGCAACATTCCCCCCGGTTAATAGCTGGGGCGGTTCTGAAACTTGGGTAGCAACGCCTATGGCTTTGGTTGCTGGTGAATTTATGTACCAAAGCGATGGCGTATATGACCCAAGCACAACAAATACAGTTTGGAATGCTCCATATTTAAGCACTCTTAAAGTTGGTTCTTTGTCTGCTATTAGCGCAAATTTAGGCACAATTACAGCAGGTGATTTGGCTATTGGTGCAAGCCCTGCGTTGTCAGGTACAACCATGACGGGCACGGGCGCACATTTATACGCATCAGGTGATTTTGCTTTTGGCAACCCAACAACTAATATGGTGTTTGATGGGACTAACGTATATTTAAATGGTTTTATTAGCGCAGCTAATTCACAAATAGCATTCCACATTATAAAACCTTATTGGGATAAATTATATAATTTTAATTTTACTAAACCAACACAAATATTATATGGAACATCGGGAGATACATATTTTATAATAAATGATACTAATGTTGCAGCATTTTTTATGCAATATCAATTTGGATTAATGCCTGTAATCGGCGCAGCCGAAATGGTTGCCGGAACAAATTATCAAATTAGTGTTGTCGGCACAACAAATTTTACGTTATATGGAGCAGCATCAAATACAGTTGGAACATTTTTTACTGCAACCAGTGCTGGTACTGGGTCAGGACAAGTTTACGACTACAGCACATTATTAATAGCAGTAAATAGAGATTGGAGAACGCCTTGTGTTTTATTTTCTGGTAATAGAAATGCAAGTATGTCTACGTCATTTAGTAACACACAATATCTATCACCGCGAACGTATGGATATGACATTGTTTTTAGATATACAACTTTATCATATTTAAATTCAAGCGGAACTTTTATCACACCTACACCGGGTTTTTTGCAAAACTTAAATTTACAGGATGCCATAAATTTTTCGTATGCGGCACAAATTTAACAAATCACGTAAAATTCCAACAAGACAAGATTCGTAGCCCTGCGAGTACGCGGGGAACGTCACAACCTGAGTACAGGGAAACATCATGGCAGTCTTTAACAAAAACACACTAGCGCAAGTAAGTGGTTTTAGCAATTGCATCTTGTCGGGCGAGTTAGTGTGGGGACAAAAAACTTACTGGAATTTGACATTCCAAAACGCCACCACATTGCTACCATTAAACCTTACGGGCGCAACGATTACCGCAACAATAGTAAGGCGGCTAATTAGTAACGTAGTTGATACGCGCAACGGCCTGACGTTTGACATTAACAGTTATGCGCCAACGCCAACGTCTATATCTTTGACAATTAGCAATATTATTGCTGGTAATGGTACTTGTACTTTAGCAATAGATTCAACCGCGTGGAGTTTAATGAGCAGCGATGCAGAATTAGACATTGCGGTTAACAATCCCGTAGCGTTTTCTGGTCGCGTGATGTTATCCTTTCCGGCAAGCGGGACAACGCCAGCAGATGATTCTGTTATTTTCCTGTTGTTCTTGGTTCGCAGCGATGGAGTGATTAAATTATGAGTGATATTAGTGTAGTGGTTGTTGACAGTAACAGCATCACGGCAATTGTTGACCAAGGTGTAATTGGTCCAACTGGTGCAACGGGGCCACAAGGCCCAATTTACGGCGTGCGTGTAATTACACTGCCGGATGCAAACTCATCCACAATGAATGCTGATACCACAGATACAGCAATTCAATATTACACGGGCGTAGCTGGCACTTTTACAATAAATGCGCCAACTGGAACCATAACCAACGGGCAAAAACTAATTTGGCGATTGCGTACAACCAACATACAAACATTTAGTTGGAATGCTGTTTTTGCTGGTTCAACTGATGTTGTTTTGCCGGGTTTTTCTACTGGTTCTGGTAAATATGACTACATGGGTTTTATCTACAATTCACAATCATCAACGTGGCAAATAATTGCACGTGCATTTGGGTACTAACATGAAAATTGACTTCAACATCAATGGTTTTTCCGATGCTTTGCATCTTGCGGATGACCACGGCTTGACAGATGCTGAAATTGAAGCAATGAAGCAAGCCCGTTACGACAAGTGGAAAGACTTTATTGATAACCCCCCGCCTGTAGTTGATGAAGCTGTTGATACGCCTGTTGAGGAATAAGCATGGCTGATAGATACTGGGTAGGTGGTGCTGGCACTTGGGATGCAACCACAACAACAAACTGGTCTGCTACACCGGGTGTTGGCGGCGGTGCGTCTGCGCCTACATCTGTTGATAACGTCATTTTTAATTCGGCATCCAATGCCACAGCTTATGCCGTAACCATTGGCACAAATGCTGTTTGCGCTAGTTAGTGTGGTTGTGCCTGTGCCTGTGTTTGTAAAATTGACAATATTAAAAGTCTTTCCATTGCCGTTAAATTGTGAAGTTACTCCAGTACAGTTAATTGTTGATGTTCCGGCGTTAAGTGTAAGGTTACTTCCAGTAAAACCTATTGGGCTAGTGCCACTACAATTAATTGTTGAAGCTCCAAGTGTTATTGAACGTGTCAATGCTCCACTTGATGACATTGAATTAATTGTGCAGGTAAAACCACCCGTATTAAAAGCACCTTGCAAAACTAAAATTGAATTTCCATAAGCAGTAGTAAAAGCACTACCCAAAGTCCAACCACCACCAGCACCATTTAAGTTTCCATTTGAACTTAAAGTAATTTGGTTATTAGCAACTGCTGTACCATTACCTGTACCAATACCAGTTATAGAACCACTACTAATTGTAATTTGATTATTGTCAACTGTAGTTCCACTACCTGTACCAATACCATTGATAGTTCCACTTGTAATAGTAATTTGAGAGTTGGCAACAGTAGTTCCACTACCAGTGGATGTCCCTCGGATTACTCCAGAACCATCTACATAAGTATTATTTGCGGATAAAACCCAAGCTCCTAATATCTTTTGGTATAATTGGAATGTATCGTTTGCATAATATACATCTCCATCTTGACCTGTTGGTCTGGCGCTAAATGCACCTTGGTTATATACATTCTTTGTAGCATCAAGAGCACCTGAATAACCAAGACCTGTAATTGTTACAGTTCCACCACCAGCACCTGTTAATGCACCA